CTTGCACTTCAACCTTTATTGTTTCTTCTTTTATTTTTTTTGCCATAAATTTATCCAACTCTAATTATTCTTGATTTAAGTGGTTGTCTAAAATTATAGCCGAATTGACTTCCACTTCCACTAAAACTTGCAGCACTACTTGCCATTGTCAATGCAAGTGCATCTGCTTTATCTGGTGACTTGATACCTCTCTTGCGCATCTCGTCTTTACTTTCTATTTTTATTTTACCACTAGAAGTATATTTATATAAGGGGGAAGCTAACTCGGCTTCTAATTCATCATCAACGGGTAATCTACAATCTCTATGCGCCAACCAATCTTTGATTGCAAACCACAGCTCCGCACGCAAGTTTAAATAATTTTTCTTAGTTGCTGGTGCTTCGGCAACATTCACGCCACGCACGGGCAAGTTCTGCTCGGCGAGTCTGTCGACTACGCCTGCGCCCAAACCAATAACGTCAACTAATATTTCTTGTGGTTTTTCAATCGCAGTAGCATCATCGTATCTGTTTTTTATCACACCACATAATTGCATTAAGTCCATAGAGGGAAAAGATTGTATTTCAAGTACATGGTTTCCTTGACGCACGCATAGGGCTGAGTTATCGCCACCAAATCTTGCGACATCTAATCCCCAAATGATAGGTTCGCTTGCTGCGAGGGCTACATCTCTGTCGATTGCGCTTTTAATTAAATCCATTGGTATAACCGTATCGTCATCCGCGGAGGGGAATAAGCCCATCACCTCCACGCGCGCAACGGTAGAATCTTCGCCGTACTGCTCAATCATCTTGGAGAAGAGTTCCTTGTCCGTGCCTTCGACCGTGCGTGAGTCGATTTGCTCGTTTTTCCAGAAGGATTTTGCGCTGTGGAAAGAATCGTAGAATGGGCCTTGATTCCTGCGTGGGTTGGAAAACGTAAACCAAAAACGGTTAGGCGTGGGTTCGGAGAAGAACCCTTCGCTGACTGAATAAATAGGAGAAGGAATACCAGACGCTTCATCCATTATCAGGCATACGCCATAAGATGAATGGATGCCTGCAAACGCATCTGGATTTTCCTCACTCCATAACTGTGCTTGGGCGTAATAATAACCAGTATCTATTTTTAAGTCTCGCTCTAATGCTTCATCAAACCATGGTGCTGGTTTTATGGTTGTGGCAGTCTTTGACCACCAATGAGAGTTAATAGATAGCGTGAGCCATTTACCTAGCTCTGCCCATGTTCTACTTCTTAACTGTTGCTCGGTGTTAGCAGTAACAATTACTGTTGATCCTAACCTAGTTGATAACATCCAAAGAATAATCCAAGCAACCAAGGCTGATTTACCAATACCACGACCTGAAGCAACAGCCATTCTAAACATCTCTGGTAAATCTTTAACACCATTACGTTGAATGTGTATTGTCATTTCTCGCAAAATTTTTTCCTGCCACTTCCTTGGTCCTTTAAAATCTTCGAGGGGGGTGTCTTTCATTCCCCATGGGAAGGCAAATTTGACGAAGTTTAATGGATTATCTTTAACCACAGGTGACCATAGTTCGGTCATTAATAGCTTTTCTTCTTCTGGTTTATATTTCATTCAAATTACCTACAAAAAATTATCGCAACAGTTCCATGTACTGTACCCCGCCCGCACACGCAAACGGGGGGTCTAAAATGATAGTGAGTACTAACTTTCATTATGTAAGTAAGTGCTTACTATCGCTGTATGCGTTGCTGTTAAGCCATGCATGAACGCGTGCGTGCATGAGTCTATGCAAGAACGCACAACCTCTAATACTATTGTGCATAAATGCACGCATGCATGCTTGCGTTCTGGCGTTAGTCTTTTGCATCTTTTAAGTTTAGCGTTTCTTGTTCCAGGGTTTCGCCTTCTATTATTCTGGCGGACGCATGAGTTAAGGCGTCTTTAAGGTTTACGTTGATAACTTTCTCTTGTCTGTCCGCCCAGTTATCAGGATCTCTATTTTTTAAGAAAAATATTGCGGAAGTTTCTTTGCCTTCCATTGCGTTTTGAAATACTTTGTTAGCTACAAGTTGGACCGCTTTATATCTTCCCTTTTTTATAGCTTGTTCAAATTGTTCATTACGCTTCTTTTCTCTTGTTATTGTAGAAATACCACAACCGAGTAATGTTGCTATTTGTGTTTCGCTTAAACCATCGCCAGACCATGCTGAAATCTGTTTGTAGTCTTCCTCTGTTAGATTTGACAGCTTCCTTTTCCTTCCTGGTTTCTCCTTGCTCATGCCGATATTCTAGGCTATTTTGAACATTCAAAGAAGTATTTAATAAATAAAAGGTAAAATATGTTGCATTTAAGTATACGCAATGCTACTATCCCTATTACTAGATTTAATTATCTAGCATTTACGGAGAAAAAAAACTATGAATATAGTAAATAAAATAATAGAAAAAGAAGATAAATATAAAATATTAAGAGCAAAAGGAATAATTGTTCTTGATGATTTTAAATTTGATAAAACTAAAAAAGATATAAAAGAAACGTATAAAACATTTTATAAAGGGGGAAAATAATGGAATTAATAAGTACAGAAAAAAGATTAACTTGTAAGGATCTTGTGAATGAAAAGTTTAACGAAGTTGAGCAAGACTACAAAGACGCTCAAAAATACTTTGAAGAACTTTTATCAATTGATCCAGATAAACAAGAGGAATTTAAATGCAAGGATAAATACAATAAGTTTTTTTATTGTGAAGATTTCTTTGATTATGTAAATAGTAATGCCTTATCTTGGGATTGGGTAGATGCTGAAGATGAAAAAAATCCTGGTTATTATAGATTACAGCTCTCATGGGGTGGACCAAGTGACGAGTTCAGAATTTATACCATAGGCGATACGTTAGATATTGATTGTATTAATTATCATTATATGGATTGGTTTGACGGTGCATCTATTCCAGTATTTGAAGATTCTATATCTTGGGACGTTTGCCAAATGATTTTAGACTTAGAGGTATAAACAATGAAATACCAAATAATAATTAACAATGGAACTCTTAAAGGTTTTATAGCCTTTAAGGGTTCTTGTCTTGCAACCATGCAAGATAAATTTAAACGCCTAGAACAACAAGGGCATAAATTAAAACTTATAAGGGGTGAATAAACAATGAATATTAAAACGAGAATAATAGAGGAAGTGTACGACACTTTAATGAATAACGGAGAATACCAGAAAGAATTTAACTTTGCTGAGAATCCGAACATCATTCCATATCTGGACTATGCAACTAATAAAATACACTTAGACATTAATAATAAAAGTTATGTTCTAAACATAGAGGCGGTGAAATCATGAGTAATCAAGAAATAAAAAGGGGTTGTTGTAACCAATGCGGATATAAAGCGGATTACATAATAGATAATAATAACTTTGAAAATAAGGGTTATAAAAGTATAAATGATGTACCTATAGACGATATGTTATGCGGTGCTTGTTATGAGGATTTAAACCAATGAGCGTTGAGCAAATAACCAAATCAAGAATTAAGAAACATTTTATAACCGATATTGTAAAGACAATAGACCAGGATATTCAAAATGAGGATCATGAGTCTATATATAACCTAGTAGAACTAATGCTAGGCTTTGAAAAAAATTGGCTAATACTTAGCGATTATCTAACACCAGAGGATATAAACTAATGCCAGAAATAAATCAAAACATATTAAAGAAACTTAAAAGAAAATATCCAGGCTTGCCAATCGTAGGAAGTCCTAAAGATTGGGAACGCATTGAAAAGATGTTGAGTAAAAAAGATTTTGAATTATATAAACTAATAACCAAAAGGGGGAAATGATGAGTAAAGTAATTACTGAAGATAACAAATATCAAATTATCGAGAATATGAGATATAAAAAATATTTTAATCTCAACAAGATAGAAAAAGATTTATTAGATAACCATGATACCGACTTAAACACTTGCAATAAATGTGATGTAGTTGTCGATAGTGCAACCGAATTATATTGGCAAGGAGATTGCGTAGATAGTTATTATAAATGTATGGAAGGCTATGACGCTCTTTGTGATGATTGTTTTGAGGAGGTATCTAACTAATGGACCTACAACTATTACCAATATTAATTTTTATAGCAGTATGTCTTTATGCAACTGCTCTAATTATTAACGACAACGATAAAAGAAAATGATTTTTTCAATAAATATAAACGGAAACATTATTGATTGGTGCTATAACTTAGAATGCCAGGACAAACAATATCATAAAACGTGGATTCCTAAGTTAAGGGATATCCAGATAATAACCAAAGATCTAAACGGCCTTACAGTTAGCGAGGTTAAAAAGATAATCTTAGAAGATATACAACCAGATATAAATATGGTTAAAGAACATAATAATAAACTAGCGAGAGCGAGGAGAATGGGGAAATGAATGAAGCAATACAATTAAAGATGTCTGAATGGACTGATAAGGGCGATGATGTAAGTATGTTTAAATTTGCATCAATGTTATTTATAACAGCACCAGACGGAAAAGAAAAAGAACTACAAAACATTGTAGACCATGCGGAATACTTAGCTAATAACATAAATGATATTGAATTAGCTAGAGCAAAAAAAGAAATACAACAACTATTAGAGGGGTAAAAAAATGAGTAAAGTAATAACTAAAGAAAAAATCCAAATAGAACATAGTCTATTTATACCTTGGATACTTGAAGATTATAGCGACCAAGATATTGCTAAAGCATGGAGTAGCGGAGAATCTATTGAAGATTTTTGTATAAGTCATGCAGGATTATTACCAATACAACATATAAGAAATTGGGAAGATGTAATGCATCATTTTGATAATGAGCCATGCGAACTAGATGAAATTAACAGAACTACAAATAAACCTTTTACTTCATGGTCTGAATATTATGAAGATGACGGCTACGTTCATGGTTTATCTTTACCAGATACTTTAGAAATAGAATGGGTTTATAAAGGAGATGATGATGACCAA